AAATCATAATTTAATTAAAGATTTTGTTGAAAAAGCATTATTAAAATTAAAAGAGAATGGTTATTTATTATTTATAACACCTGATAATTGGATGTCTTATGCTGACAGAAATAAACTGATAAAAATACTTACATCACTGCAAATAATACATTTGGATATACATACTGCTAAAAAATATTTTAAAAAAATTGGGTCAAGTTTTACTTGGTATATTATACAAAATTGTCCTTATTATAAAAATATTAATGTATCTGGTATTTGGAAAAAAGAAGAATATGTAAGTTCTGTAATTCCAAAACAGCGTAAATATATACCATTATTATATAATCAAATTGTAGAAAATATTTTATCAAAAACGATTGATGATGATATTTTACAAAAATTTGAAATTAAAACCAGTAGTGATTTACATAAATATACAAAATCTAAACTAATTAGTAATACAAAAAATGATATATTTAAATATAAATTAATTCATACACCAAGTCAAATTGTATATTCATCAAAACCACATAAGTATCAAAATGGATATAAAATATTTATTTCAACAACAAATAAATATAGTGTTTTTATAGATAATTGTGGTATGACACAATCAATTGTATTTATATTATGCACAAATAAAAAACAAGCAAAAAAATATTTACAAATATTACAGCATCCATTGTATATATTCCTAAATAATATTTGTCGTTGGGGAAATTTTAACAATATAAGGATATTACAAAGTTTTCCAATTCCTTTAATAGATTATACAGGAGATTACAATGAAATATATAATTATTTTAACATAACAGAGGAGGAAATTATATATATTAATAAAAATTTATAATTTAATTTCTATATTTTGGATCACAATTATCACACATTGGAGGATATATGCCATATATTTTTTTATAGTCATTTAAAAATGTGCTTTCATAAGCATGGTATGTTTGAGGTGTTATTTTTACATTATTATTTAAAATTGGTATTGTTAAATAATTTTTTGGTAATTCATAACCATACATTTCTATTTCACAATTTAACATTAAATAAAATAATAATGTATTATATACATATCCATTTGTTTTTGAGCAGTCGCCAGATTTATTTCTTTCTTTAATATGGTGTCCACATAAATAAGAATTTATACGTCCTTTAATACCATTTCTTGTGCCACCAAGTTTAATAATCTTATTATTAATTGTGAATAAATATAACCATTCATTTTTTTTATTAAAATTTTCTTTTGGGATTGTTGGTATAAATTTAATTAATGTATTTCTTTTTTTTATTTTTTGGTTTTTATTATTAATATGTGTGTCATTATCTAAAATAATTTTTGCTGTTTTTATAAAATATTCTTTTCTATTGTAATCATCAAATGATATACATCTATTATTTATTAATTTTACCCATTTTTTATACGACAAATTATTATATAAGTTATGTGGATTTTTACCTGATATATCTATATTTTCAGTAATATTTAATTTAGTCAATTTATCGGTAATAATTTCTATATTATTATTCATAACTATTTTATTAAATAATTTTGTTGTTATATATTTTGCCATAAACTATAAATCAATTTTAATTATATATAAAAAATAAATCTAACTTCTTATTTTTATAGGTGGTAACGGAATTTATAAGAATACAAATTTATAAAAAATAATAATATAATTAAGCAAAACTATATAAAACTATACAAAACTAACTACACATAAACTCGTAGGAACCGCTTCGATTTGTAGCATTCCTTTTCATGAAGGGAATATACAACTTCCGTCCCTGAACCACTATGTACAAGTATAATAGACAATGCGGTTTTGCCATGCAAATGACCAGTTGGACATTTAGAAGTTTGTTTCCCAGAAACTTGTGTTGATCTGTTCAGGAAGGTTTTGCTGAACGGGAACAAAGTGACAGAGGATACACAAACTTTGATACTGGCTGGATCCAAATGAGTTTTCATATATATTCGTGCACAGTGACCCCAGTGAACATTGCCGTCATCACGGATTTCATAGGAATCATAGGAATCATGGTAGTAACAGCAACCGTAGCAGTGTTTAAATACTGTATAGTAGTCCTTGTCTTCCATCTTGCGAGTATACTTATTCTCAACATATTCCCTACAGGAACTACAACCACTGCACCATGAGAACAACCGTTCGTAATGTATCCTCCGAGGGATACTGATCGTCGGTAAATGACTTAGTATCATATCTACCATTGTACCTGTTGTGTACGCATCTGGTGCGTAGTCCCGTTGTTTAAATGCAACTTTCAAAATGTGTTTCAGGAAAGAAATACTCAAAACAGAAGTGATGTCTTCAACTCCTTTTTGAGTTTTTTCGGGTACACATTTTAATGCTATTTTATAACCAATGTGTTTCGCGTTCATTGTATTCTGTTCCAGTCCATAGTTCTCTAACACTTGGTACAGGACACGGAGGAGGAAGTTGAGAGTTTTGGATTTCGTCGTTGATGGCATGGAAGAGACTGTGGTGTTTAATGAGTTAAAATCAATTTATTTTTATAGATGGTAATGAAATTTATAAGAATAAAAATTTATAAAAAATAATTACACAATATAAAAATAAATTGATTGTGATATAGTATGGTAATTTTACCCCTTGAGAAGAATAAAAACAGAGAGGTTATCAAAAGATATATACACAATGGACACATTTTTGGAAGATGCACCCCCTGAGGCGTGGAACTTTGACGATAACGGTGATGAAACCAGTGGCAGTGAAGAACAAACATTTTCTGGAAAGTTTTACGAAGCATTTTTACCATATATAAGTCTTCATTACGCAAGAAATGAGGTTGATGTGTCATCCAATGAGATTATTCGTGCCATTTTATTTGAAATTGCTGGTGATTTTTTGATATTTATTAGGGAAGAGATGGATGAAGGAACTGATGTAATGGCGTATGTGATAAATACATACGAAGAGTTGTTTGAAATTATCAATGGGATATTTCATATGGAACAAATGGTGGATTTTCAAGATGAGTTTGAGAGACAATGGTTGGACTGGTGTATTTTAGATTTATGTGAGATTGCAGAACTTACACCATATCAGATAGATTGTAAATTGAGATATACAACAGATTATGAGTCAGGAGAGGATGATATTGAGTATGATTATTAATTTTTTTTAAATTAATAAATATAATAGTATATAAAAATTGATTGTAATATATAAATATAATATAATTAATATCTTTTTGTATGAGTGAAAACACAACAACCAAAACTAATATTTTATATGGTAGTGAAGGTGAAGGTGAAGAATTAAATTATAATAAAGATTATGATGTAATAATAAGGGCATTTTTTGAGAAATATGGAATAATATATAATCAATTAGAATCATTTGAGAAATTCATAGAAAGGGGAATTCCTCAGGTATTGGAAGATAATAATCCGTTGTCGTTGGTATTAAATGTGGATGAATTTAGTGATGAGAATTACAAGATAGAATTATATTTTATGAATACACGTATAAATAAACCAGTATTGCCACAAAGTAATGATACGACGATAGATTTAGATCCCATAACATCAAGAATAAAAAATTGTACTTACAGTTCAAGTATATATATAGATATAGATATAAGTATATCTGAGTATGACGTGGATAAGTGTGAGTATAAAGAGGCAGTTGTGACGAAATTATCGAATATAAATATTGGGAAAATACCGATAATGGTAGGTTCAAAATATTGTATATTACAGAGACATAAGAATAAAAATAATAATGATTATGGTGAATGTGAGTATGATAAGGGTGGTTATTTTATAATAAATGGTTCTGAGAAGGTAATAGTGTATCAGGAAAGGATTGCTGAGAATCAGATATATACATTTAAGAATAATAAGGTATCAAAATATGTGGAAACGGTAGAGGTGAAATCGATAGTTCCGGGTAAATACATATCTCCAAAGTTAATAACAGCAAAAATATTATCTCGTGATGAGTTAAATTATCCGAATTGTATATATATAACATTTCCGTATTTGAAAAAAGAAGTGCCGATGTCAATATTGTATAGAGCATTGGGATTAACAAATGATAAGGAGATATATGGAACGATATTATATGATATAAATCATGAGTATAATTCTGAGTTGAAGCAAATATTGCATGAGTCGATAGATAGATATTCAGGTGTAAAGGGTAGTATTGAGGCAAAATTATATATATCAAAGTTAATAACAAATCCTCAAAATATAAAAGATAAGAGTGATGAATATATATGTGAATATGTGGATAAATTGATAATATCAGAATTTTTACCTCATGTAGGTGATAATATGAAATGTAAAGCGTTATATTTGGGATATATGGTGAGAAAATTGTTATTAATATATTTGGGGAGGATAAATTATGATGATAGAGATAATTATATAAATAAGAGGGTAGATACGACTGGTGTATTATTAACAAATTTATTTAAATTACAATATAACAATATGTTAAAGGAGATTAGTCGTGGTATAAAAAAGGAATTTATAAATGGTAGTTGGAAAGCACAAAACAATATAAATGATTTAATAAATAGATATAATATTTACAAAATTTTTAAAGGGACGACCATAGAAAATGGGATAAAAACGGCGATAGCGACTGGTAATTTTGGGTCATCAGCATCACAATATACAAAGATGGGTGTAGCACAATTGCTAAATCGTTTATCATTTTTCAGTTCGTTGTCTCATTTGCGTCGTATAAATACACCAATTGAGAAGATGGGTAAATTAGTATCTCCTAGGAAATTGAATGGTAGTTCATTTGGATATATATGTCCTGTGGAAACACCAGAAGGTCAATCAGTGGGATTATTAAAAAATTTATCCACAAGTGCTTTAATAACATCATATTATAGTAGTGATCATATATTACATAAGTTAAAGGGATTAAATATAATATTATTTAGTGAAATGTATGATATAAATTATAGGGAATTATTTTATAATACGAAGATATTTATGAATGGTAATTGGATTGGATATACATATAATGCGAAGTATGTGTATGAGGAATTAAAGAGTTACAAAAGGAATGGTATGATAAATATATATACAGGAGTTGTGTTAGATTATAAAAGGAATGAGATATTTATAAATACAGACGGTGGTCGTTGTATTCGTCCATTATATATAGTGGAAGACAATAAGATATTATTAAATTCAAATGATATAGACAAGTTGAACAGTAATATATACAAATGGGATAATTTGGTATGTGGTAATTTAAGTAATAACATAACAGAGTTGCATATGGATGCGTTGGATATGTTAGATGTGAATAAAATATCGTGTGATATGGAGACGAAGATAGAGTTTTTAGATATATTTGAGTCATCAAATACATTGATAGCGACAAAGGAATTGTTGGATAATAATAAGAATATGAATAAATATATGTATTGTGAGATACATACGTGTTTAATATTAGGTATAATATCAAATTTAATACCATTTTCACATCACAATCAAGCACCGAGGAATGTATATCAATCGGCGATGGGAAAACAGGCGATAGGTATATATTCAAGTAAATTTTATGAAAGGTTGGATACATTGGGTCATATTATGTCATATCCCCAGAGTCCAGTTGTGAGTACATTTGTGAATAAATATATAGATGATAATAAGTTGCCACATGGTCAAAATTTGATAGTGGCAGTGATGTGTGGTCGTGAAAATCAGGAAGATTCCATATTAATAAATAAGTCTTGTGTGGAACGTGGTTTATTACATACAGAATATTACAAGACATATATACAAAAAGAAGAGAGACAGTCATTTAATGATGAGGAGAAATTTTGTATTCCAAATCCAGAGAATACTCGTTCAATAAAGAAAGCGAATTATGCGAAATTGGGTGAGGATGGATTTATAAAATTAGGTTCATATATTGAGTCAGGAGATGTAATAATAGGTAAATGTATTCCAATTAAAAAGGAGATGTCACAATATAAAAATAAGGATGCGAGTGTAGTATTAAAGAATAATGGTAATGGTATAGTAACAAAAGTATATAATGGTCAAAATAGTGATGGTTATAATTTTGTGAAGATACAAATAAGAGATGAAAGAGTGCCGATGGTAGGTGATAAATTATCATCAAGACATGGACAGAAAGGTATTATAGGTCAATTAATTCCAGAGGAGGACATGCCAGTTACAAAAGATGGTATAACACCAGATATTGTGATAAATGTGCATTGTCTACCGTCAAGGATGACAGTTGCCCATATACATGAATCCAATTTTGGTGTGTTATGTTCCTTGTTAGGATATCAAGGTGATGCCTCTGCATTTTCAAATTATAAACCAAGTGATATATATGAACTGTTAGATAATAACGGTCTTAATAGATACTCAAACCAAATATTATATGACGGAATTACAGGAGAACAAATGGAAGCAGAAATATTTATGGGTATTACCTACTACCAAAGATTAAAACATATGGTTCAAGAAAAAGAACACTCAAGATCCACTGGACCTATCGTTAATCTTAATCGGCAACCAAGCGAAGGGCGAACAAGGGAAGGCGGGTTCAGATTCGGAGAAATGGAAACCTGGTGTTTAATTTCCATTACTCCAATTCAATTGTCCTCTGGACGCTCAATACAAATCGGCAAAATGGAGGGAAATACTGTCCCTGTATTAAGTTTCAGTCAAGAATTGAATGGAATTATAGTTAATAACCAACTAAATTTCAAGAAAAATGGCACAAAAAATTGTAAGAAAATTACATTTGAAGATGGCAGGACTTTAACATTAACTTCTAATCATAAATTATTAACATCTAATGATGAATATATTGAAGTTGAAAATTTAAAACCAAATGATAGGATTAAATGTGGAGTTACATACCCTGAATTAGATATACAACAAGAAATTGATGAATGTAGTGGATGGAGTTTAAATTTAGGATATTTACACTTAAAAACAAATACTTCCGATGAATTGCTTAAAACATTGGCATTTATGAAAATTCTCGGATATTTAATTACAGACGGACATATTCCTAAAAATAACTCACGATACTATGATAATATATCCATATATTTAGGACATATGTTAGATGTTAGACAAATTCAAAAAGATTTACAATATTTCGCAGAAATTGATGAAATTAATAATAATTTATATAGAGAAAAATCATGTTATACTATTATAGTCCCAGAATTATTAAGTATGTCTATCAAAAATATTAAAGGACTTATTTGTGGAAATAAATTAGATAGTGAATTAACAGGTTTTCCAGATTTTATATCACAAGATAATTGCCCTAAACCCATTATTCGTGAATTTTTAGGTGGGGTATTTGGTGGTGATGGACATTCGCCCTATATTGGTTTCAAAAAAGAAAGAGAATATAATTCAAAAGAACAACAAAGATTAAATATATTAGTAGATGAAAATAAAAATTTATTTCCAAAAGAATTATATACTAATGTTAAAGATAAAGTTAAAGATTATGAAACAATACATAAAAATTCAATTGAATATATTAAAAATATTGAAAATAAATTAGAAAAAATTAATATAGAAATAACAGAATTAAATAAAAAAGAAACACTTTATAAAAAAAATGCAGCACATTTAAATGCACTTAAAAATAAATTTGATTATTTAAATAATATATTACACGATATTTACATAAATTTAGACAAATTTAAAAATAATATAGATGAAATTAAATATTTAAAACAACTTATTCCTACAATTAAACAATTACCAAATTGTTATGGTGGTGTTGCTTTTTCTAAAACTAAATATGAAAATTATAAGGAGGTATTATATGAAACCATGAATATTTTACAAACATTATTATTAAAATTTGGTATTAATTCTCATTGTGAAAATATGGAAGAAGCACATAACTCACGAAATAATCAAACTAAAAATGGTATTAAAAGATTTCAGTTAAAAATTAAAATTGATATTGACGATTTAGTTAAATTTTCCAATGAAATTGGTTTTAGATATTGTTGTCATAAAAATCAAAGATTAACAGCAGTTGTATCATATCAAAGACTAAGAGAAAATGTTTTACGACAAAAAAATATTATATTGGATTATATGATTAAAAATGGAGAATATATTAAAAATCCAGATAAAATTAAGAAAAATTGTAAAAAAACAGAAACACAATTATTAAATGAAATTAGAAATGATATATTACCCTTGAATGAACCCATTATTCATGAATATATAAATAAATTAGATAGAATTAAACCTACTGATTATATTAAAGTTGAAAAAGATGAAAATTCACAAGTTAAAAATATATGTGTATCTAAAATTACTAAAATACATACTTCTAAATATTTTCCTATCATTGGCGAATATTTAGTAAATATTGGTGCTTATAAATGGTTTCAAGAAAATAACAATGATAGTGATAGTGATAGTGATAATGACAAAAGTTATGATACAAATTCCAGTGACATTACATACTCTGTTGATTTTGATAGTGAAGTATTACCCGCTATGAATTTAAAAATTATTGATATTAGAGATGATGGAGAACATGAAGTGTATGATATTGAAGTTGAAAAAGACCATTCATATCTTGCTAATGGTATTGTGTCACATAATTGTATGATTTCCCATGGAACTACACATATGCTTAAAGAAAGAATGTTAGATGTGTCTGACAAATTTAAAACACATTGTTGTAATAAATGTGGCAATTTCGCTAATATTAACGCTAAAAAAAATATTTATGAATGTGTATATTGTGGAAATAAATTAGATTTCTCAGAAATACATATACCATATCCATGCAAATTATTTATACAAGAATTACAATCTATGGGTATTAATCCAAGGATATTTACTAAATAAATTATATCAAAATTATATCAAAATTATATTAAAATTATATTAAAATTATATTAAAATTATATTAAAATTATATTAAAATTATATTAAAAATAAAATTGATTTATATTTATTTTTTTTATATAACACAATATAACATTATATAGTATAACATAACATATAGTATAACATAATATAATATTTTATGTGTAAATTTTTAGAGTTGGATCATAATATATTAGAATATATATTTAGTATTTATAAATATAACCTCAGTTACGACCATACATATAAATATATTCAATCATATATTGATTTAGATGATTATGATTATTTTGATGATATGGATATTAATAGATATTATAATACAAAAATTCAATTTAAAATTATTTTAAATAGATTTCTACTTATATGTAAAAAAATTACACATTCCTTGTTTAATTACTTAGACATACACCACATTAAAAATTTTAATTTAATTAATATTAAAAATTTTACAGGATTAACTAAATTATATCTTACCAATTGTAATTCACTAAATTCTACCAATGTATTACACAACTTTACATCTTTAAAGTTACTTAATCTATATGGATGTGACATTAATGACATATCTTTTCTTACTTCCACCGTCAATTTAATCGCACTCAACCTCGCAGGTAATTACATTAATGATTATAAATACTTAGAAAATTTACAATATATTCAAAATTTAAATCTATCCGAAACAAACTTTTGTGATAGTGACATCCTATATATATCTAACCTCACAAATATACATAGACTATATCTTAATGACAACCAACAAATTACAAATGTATCCTATATGTCTAATTTAAATTCCCTTGAATATTTAGATCTAAATTTACATAATATATATGACTATCTTAACAATATATATACCAAATATATTGACCTGAAACCTCTGTCTAAATTAAAAAATCTTAAACGAATATACGTATATGGCAGAAATATTAATAATAAACAATTACGCAAATTTAAAAAAAATATTGTCAGGAATTATAATTATAAATTATAATAAATTATAATAAATATATATCTATCCACTCAATTACTTCATTTGCCACTTTATCTATGCTATTCATTAAAGAATGACCATCATCATATAATATGAACTTGTGAATCATTTTATTTTTTTCTAATTCCGTTTTAAAATTTAAAGCATATTCCACTAACGAAATTTCATCATTTATACCATGGAATATTAACATATGAACCCTCTTTGATAATTTATTTACCCATCTCACAGCACTCCTCTCACTCATATCTTTCAACTTTAATGAATACTCATCTCTATACATTTTATATGTGCTCGGTTTTAATACCTTATAACTATTTAAATCATATATGCCCGCACCCAATATTAAACATTTCACCCACGAAACTTTTTTATGAACCAATAATGCCATCATCACCCCTCGTGACCATCCATATACACATATTTTATGATGATTTGAAAATTTATATTTTTTTATTATTGGATATAAATTTATTATATCATTTACATCTTTACCCCCATATTCATCTACACCCTCGCTTAATGAACTTCCACGATAATTACTCGCAAATATTATTATTTTACCTTCATTAACTAATTCTATTAAACCTTTATTATTATAAAAATGTATCGGTTTTAATTCTCCCTTACTATATTTCTTACTATTTTTACCACCTCTACAATATATTACCACTGGCACTTCTTTCCTTAAATTTTTCCTCTTTACTATATATCCATGAATTTTCAAATTATCCGATTTATACCAAATATTTATTATCTCCACATTTAAATAATTTTCTACTCTGCTATACTCATCCCCCGTCAATTTTATTCTATTTGGCACATATTTACTATATTTTAATATATTTTTTATATTATCTAAATTACTCATATAATTATTATTTTATTTTTTTATTATGTTATTATAAAAAAATATATATATTTATTATACTTTCATCTTTTTCGTATTACTACCAAAATTTAAATTTAAAGAATCTTTTTTCCTTTTTAATCTAATATTGTTTTCATCATTTATTTTTATTAATTTATTATATATGTTACATAAGGCAGACTTACACTGTCCCACTAAATCTGGCATGTTGCATATTCCAAGACATTTCTCAAAACATTCTTTTGCTTCTTGGAGATTGTCTTGAAAATGATATATATTTCCCAATTGATATAAAGCATCAGGTATTCCACTTTTTTTATAATATTTTATTGCTTTGTTATAATCTGGTTTTCCCAATTCCCCATAACCATAATGATATATTCCTCCTAAACCAAATAAAGCATTTGGTGTTCCACTTTTTTCAAAATATTCTTTTGCTTTGTTATAATCTGGTTTTCCTAATTTCCCAAAATAATATAAAGCGCCTAAACCACACAAAGCATCTGGTGTTCCACTTTTCTCAAGATATTCTTTTGCTTTGTTATAATCTGGTTCTCCTAATTTCCCATAATAATATATTTTTCCTAAACCACACAAAGCATCTGGTGTTCCACATTTCTCGTAATATTCTTTTGCTTTGTTATAATCTGGTTTTCCCAAATTTCCATCAAAATATATTTTTCCTAAACCACACAAAGCATCTGGTGTTCCACATTTCTCGTAATATTCT